TACGTGTTGTCATGGTCTTTGATATAGGTTATTAAACCAGCTACTCTTGGTGCAGCATAACTAGTGCCGGCATCACCTTGAATATAAAAATCTACAAATTTAGGTGCAACTTCGCTAAAATCAGCTAACTCAAATTTTGCTAGTTTTAGTGCTCTGTTTTGTTCATTTAAGGTCTCAGTTCCAGGTCTCCAATCAAATGTATCTATTGCGCCTATAGTAAAATCATATGGTGTACTTTGATATTTGCCTATAGTAGTAAAACTACTTCCAACTCCGTCAAGCCCTACTATAAAACCTTCACCATTATTTCCTGCACTTGTAGTAAATGCAGTATTTTTTAAATATCCTTGTTTAATTACAGTATCGCCGTAATCATAATTACTTACATATCTAGTTAAACTAAAACTCCAGTTAATTACATCAGCATAACCCAGTAATTTAGCCGAACTAATATCTGGTTCGGCTACTTGTGGATCCTTATTATAGCTTCTGTCTACTGTTGCAAATATTGTTTTAGAAACGGCATAGTCTCTAAATGATCTTAGTACATTATAGTCGTGACCTTGACCTATTTCGTCCACATTTACTACTAGTGAATTATAAGACATTTTGTTAGTATCTCGTCAATTTGTTTACAATACTCAGTACCAATTGCATCTTGACAATAGGTTACTAAGTCCATTAGTTGATAATTTAATTCTAGTTGTTGTTTCGATTGATTAATTGCTTCAATGTATTTATAACGTCCATGTAGAGGAATACTATTAATAATATCCCAGGTAGTACCATACTCTTCAACAAGTTGCTGAGCACGTTTAGGTCCAACGCCAGGCACACCAGGGACATTATCGCCACTATCGCCCATAAGACACTTAACATGAACGTATTGTTCGGGTTCAAATGCGTAGTGATCATTCCAAGTTTCCCAAGTGACTTCTTTGCGTGTAACATAACTAAATCTTCCTACTCCAGGCTTAATAAGCAAATCCCAATCTTTGTCGCTTGACATTAACCAGATTTGGTCAACAGGTAGTTTACGCTTTTTATTTACTATATATGCAGCAATATCATCTGCTTCTACGCCTTGAAATCTTAATACAGGATAATGTTCTCCTAGTAATTCAATAGTTTTAGTAAAATCTTCAAAGAATAGTTCGAATTCTAACTTCTCAGCTTCAGTTTGTTTATCGTACTTATCTTTACGATTTTGTTTATAATCAGGATAAATAGCTTTACGATAGCTGCTAGATCCTTGATCTGCTGCTATAATTACGTGTTGTGCTTTATAACTTTTGCCTAAGCTCTCTACTGTTCGTAAGTAATCTTCAGCAAAATCTCTAGCGCCGCTATGCTTGTATCGAAATGCAAGATTAAGCGCATCGACTATCATCAGTGTTTTTTCTTTATATTCAAAACTTTTAAAGGTTTTCATGTCATTTTTTGGAGTGTAATCTATTATTATATCACTGTTGATAACAAAAGTCAATCTATAAATTTAGTTTTGCTATTTGTGAGCCAATCTTCTAGTAAGAACATATAGAACTCATAATCTTGTGAGTAGAACATTAGCCAACGTTTTTCCATCATATTATCACAAACAAAAGCTGTAGCACCAAATAATTTGCTACGATCATACTTAAATATTAATAGTGGCATCTTATCAACTTGAAAAGCTTGACGTTGTGTTTGTTGCCACCATTCTACAATCTGTGGAGTTTTATGTGTTAATAACCCACTGTTAATATGATCTTCTGCATATCCTTTTACTTCAACACAGTAGTGATTGACATGGTTAGGGACGTATAAGTCCCCTTTTAAACCATGTTTAGCATCAAGTGCTCCACTACCAGGCACACGCTCCCAGCCTAAGCCTGTGTGTTTACGCAACATATCACGAGCCAAGGTTTCTGTTCTAGCACCTTTAGCTCTGCTGTCTACCACCGGTAGCCTCTCTTATATGTTTAGCTAACTTATCCCAGTCTATAGTACCGTCTTGATTAGTATATAAGTCAAGTTGCTCAATTTTCTCTTGTGCTTGTTCACGAGCCTTTTTTCTACGCTCTAGTACTTTTTCAAACTTTTTATTACGCATATATTCATGCCTCAATGCGAGATACATTGCTACGTTTAATAACATTTACTTTATCCAGTAATGGATGACTAAAACCGTGACTGACTAAAAAAGTATTAAGATGTTCTTCTCGCAATAATACCTCTACTAATTTTTCCTTGCCATCAACATCAAGTGCTTCTACAGTTTCGTCTAGTATTAAGAGATTAATACGACTACTTGATAGGGTTTGCATCAATTTTCTAATTGCTAAGAGTGTGGCAACATTTACACGAGCTTTTTCGCCACCACTGAGTGCACTAATATCAATATCACGGCCATTATCTGTAACTACTACCAATAGTTTATCACTACTATTTACTTTAAAACTAATCTGAAACCTACCATCACTTAGGTCTACTAGATATTGATTAGTAATTGACTCTAAATCTTTTACTAAACACTCTATTTTATATGCTACTAGTCCAGTTGTGCTGAAAGTCTTGGTAAGTACACCTAGTATACTCATGCGTTCATTCATTAAGTGTAACTGAAAACTGTGTTCTTCCAGTTCCTCACGCATTTCTTCTAGCTGTTGTTTAATAGTATCTATTTTACCATTGTGAGTTTGTACTTGTGTATTTCTATCTTCTGCTGATTTAATTCGCTGTTTAGTTTCCTGTATAGTTCTAGCCAGCTCATCATATTGATTTTGTAGTTCATTTTTATCTAGTGTTTTAGTTGGTAGATTATTATCTATTAGTTGATGTAGTCGCTCAAATTCTTGCTGAGCTTTTATAGCTTGTTTATACTGTTTGTCTTGATTTTCAAGTTCACTACTTATAATTAATGCAGCAGCAGCACTTGCTCGCGCACTTTCAACTTCATAGTCTTTACTACTAATTAATTCTTGAGTTTTTGTACTATCAATTTGACTAAAACAAGTTGGGCAAACTCCTGATAAATTCTTGAGCTTTTTAATAAACAATTCACCATCTTTGACAGTTTTCATGTTTTCTGTTTGCTCTTGCTGTAGTTTGCGAATATGTTGCTCGTCTACAGGTGCTACTGGCGGAAAAGTTAAATCAATAGCATTAAGCTGTTGCTTATAGGTATTATTCTGTACAATCTTACGATTGGTTTTGTCTACATTGCTAATTTCTAGGTTTAGTTCTGCTGCTTGTTGCTCTAATTTAGTATCTAGTACTTCTACTACTACCAATTGTTTAGGCGTTAAGTCAGTTTTTTCATACTTATCTAACCAACCACGTACAGTATTTACCTTAGCCTGTGTCCCACTAATTTCCTTACCAAGCTCTAGTGAGATTTCTTTAAATATTTCACTTGCCTTAGTATACTTAGTTAAGTTTAATATTTCTATTAAAAACTTTTTACGAGCCGTATCAGCACTTGTTAAGAACTCTAGGCTCATAGCATTGCTTTGATATACAATCTGTGCAAAGCTTTTGTGGTCTATACCTACAATATCTTCTATGATTTTGTAGGTTTGCGTTGCGGTATGAGCACTTATATCTTGACCATTTTTTACCAATTTAACTGTTTGCTGTGTGCCACGAGTAGTTTTAATTGTATATTCATTACCATCACGCTCTAAGTCTAGTTCTATAGTATAAGTCTTATCTTTAATATATCTGTTAAGTATATCTGCTTTTTTAATACCTTTACTATTCTTGTTGAATAGTACTTCTTCTAGTATAAGTGCAATACTACTCTTACCGTGTCCATTCTTACCAACAAGTTGCGTTAGCGGAGCTCTGACGAAATTAATTGTATTATTACTGCCATAGCTAAAACAGTTACTCCACCGTAATTCTTTTATTGTTATCATTGCTCCAAAACTTCCGTTTATTTAAAAAACCTAATTGTTCCATTAATAGCACTATCTCAACAGCCTGATCAAACTCTAGTTCCCAGTGGTCTTGCGAACCATATCTACGCTCAGCAAGTATTCTAGCAACATAGTAAAAATTAGGGTGGTAATCTATTTTAGTCATGCTCTATTTTGTCCAAATTATTTTGTACTTCTAGAATAGCTTTATCAATAGTTTCTGGCGGTAATGCTAAGATATATTGTAAGTATTCTTTTACTTCTTCAACTAAGGTCATATCGTTATCAAGCATTAGCTGAACATCAGTACTGCGTTTAATAACCTTTTTATCTATTAAGTCGTTATCTTCTAGCCCGCCCAATTCCTGCAAGTCACCCTCAACTTGATAGATTGTGTGATGATAAGTCGTAGGCGGTTTAGGGTCGCTAGCCCCAACAGTTTTTCTTATTAACTGTGGCACGTCTAGTTTTAACCAACTATGTTCTAAGGTTTCCGTATCTAGTAATATGACACCAGTGTCAACAACATCTCTATGAAAACTAGTGGTGACAGGACTACCAGGATACAAGATATTACGTTGACAATTTTCATAACTATGTAAATCTCCGGCTAGTACAATGTTCCAACTATTAAATATATCTAAGTTAACTTCTGGTGTAACATGTGGTGGTATTTCACCACGAACATGTGTACATAGAATTCTACCACCATCTGGCCAAGGATTGTTTTGCTCAAAATCTTTGAGTTTATTGTATGGAACGAACTCAATACCATAATCACTGTAGTAATCATCTATAACAATAACATTGCGTTTAGTGCTCATTAAATTTGTAGCTCTAGCAAGATTAGTCATAAATGTAGTAGATTTTTTAACTGCTTCATGATTACCACTATAAACTATAGTAGGTATTTTACAAATGCTAATCATGTCAAAGTAAACTTCTAATTCATCCATGCTAGGCAATTTATCAAATACATCGCCGCCTATAATGAATACATCAGCTTGGTTTTGAAGTTTTTCAAATTGCTGCCATAAGAGATTATAGCGATTTCTTGCCCAATCAACAGGAACATTTTTTTGACCTAATTTTATATGAATATCAGCTGTAAACAATATTTTCATTACTTTTCCTGTGATGAAAAAGCCCAGTAACTTTCATTACTGGGCCTTTAATTAACCTAATTCCTTAACGGCTTCTTGTTCTGCACTATTGCCTTCTTCGTCATCACTTTGAGTGTTGATTTTTTCTAGCAATGCTTTAACTTCATCTGCTGTAGGTCTAGGAAATTTTTCATCAATGTTTTGTGCTTTGTCTGCTAGTTCACGTTCTTCGGCACTTAGTGCTCGTGGTTTGCAACGTAATACTTGTAATGTATACTCAACATTAAATGGAAGTGGGCCAGTTTTTTGACGCTTAAATACTACATCCCAACCTTTATCATAGTCAGTAGGATCTCCTAAATCTTCAGCAGCATTGACAATCTGCTCAAATAACTTCTTTTTAAGATTTAGTGCTTTAACCTTACCATCTTTGGGATCAATACAGTTAATTGAGTAACTCCAGCTGCAACGCAGATCGGGATAATACTCAGGTACATGATCCTTTTCAATGTTGTCAAACTTTTCTTTTTCACGGCTAAAAGCCAAACACTCTACAGGAATATCTTTGTTATTAGTGCCTTTTAGCCAGTAGATATATCTAGGAAGTACACCGCCAATAAGTCTAACTGTGTTTTCTCCATCTTTGTACTCATAGCTTTCTACTTTGTTTGATGCTGCTTTACCTTTTGTTTGTTTAAAACTAAGTGCCATTTATTCCTCGTATTTGAAGTATATTTTGTTGTTGTTTATTATTAATAGCGGATTGTATTTTATTGCTTGTAAGTTTAGGTCTGGATAATAGGATAAATCTAAATGTTTGTGACCTAAGTCTTTATAGTGCTGATAACTTCTACGCGCCGCTAGTTGTATATACTGTGATTTAAATAGTATATCTGTACTAGGATCAAAGAAAAGTTGTGCCGGTTTAATCAAATAACTACTACCGCCCGATAAGTTATAGTCAAATCCTTTATAGTAATCTTCAAGAATTTCTACTAATTTAACTGCACTACCATTAGCTAGTTTCTCTAATTTGCTAAAGTTGAATGTAAAGGTTTTTCTTTGACTCATAGTATATTATACCACAGTTGATTTATCACAGCAAGTGAAAAATTTCTATACCGATAAGATTTCCCAGCCTTTACGCATATAGAGACTAAGCCTATCATTATTTTGCTTTTTATCTGCCCAGCCCTTAAACTGAACATCTACTACTATTGGTTGCGGTTTATTAGGATATGGACGCATAATACGTCCCACAATCTGTTCCAATAAACTGTCGTTACTCATTGGTACTGCTAGGATAACGCAACTGAGTGCGTTAATTGATATGCCTTCAGCAAAGATTTGTCTGCTACCAGCAATGCACATCTTTGTTTTGTTGAGAATTTGCTCTTTGGCATATTGCCTTTCTTCATAGCTGGTGTCGCCAGTAACCAACAAACACGTTTCTCCAACATATTCCTTTACCTTTTCTAGAAATTCTACTCTGTCTGCTACTACTAGTACGCTATGACCACTTTCAATATGAAAAGTAGCCAGAGCACTAATATACTTTCTATAATATTCATTCTGTGTTAATTCATTTATTTTCTCTACCCAAGGTACATTGGGCTTTAGTGTAATATTACTTTGTGCAATGTGTACTACTGGATCAATAGTATTAGCTTGTTTAGGTTTGAATACTGTACTGCCAAAATAATCACTAAAAAATACATGCTTACCGTCTTTGCGTTCCATAGTACCGCTAAGCGCCAACCTGTACCTAGCATAAAAACTGTCTATAGTTTGACTAAATGTAGTAGCTGGGCAATGATGTGCTTCGTCTAGTATGATGGTGCCAAATTCTTTGTTTATTCTATCTAAATACTTAATAATACTTTGCACATTACCTACAACTACAAAGTGATCTTCTATGTCGTATAAACCGCTCCCTATAATGCCAGGTTCCTGACCAAATAGTGCCCTAACTTCATCACACCATTGATCGCGCAAAGCTGTAGTATGTGTAACTATTAGTGTTTTTTGCCCCCATTTACGTGCAATATGTAATGCTGTAAAAGTTTTACCCCAGCCTACTAGTGCATTAATAAAACAAGTATCGTTGGCCTCATTATATACCTCTAGCTGATCTTCGCGCAAACTATATTTAGGCGTAGGAAACGGTACTGGATTTGTTACACGTTTATCTACTACTTCATATCCATCAGGTATTAAATCTGTTCTACCTTGCGGAACGCTAAGTATACCTTTTGGCAATAATCTATAGTTCTTAACGGTTTCTACTACGCTAAATTTTTTACTACCTGTATTCTTTTTAAACTTGTAAGTTAAACTATCCATGATAAACTTGGCGTTTAGCCTACCAGGATCGTCCATATAAATCCTGTTAGTTATAATAGCTTTCACACTAGTCTCCATGTAGTTTCAATTGGTTCGCTATAGTAACCGTAGAGTAAGTTGCACCGGTTATAGCGTAGTATACCTGCATACAATTCATACGGCTTAGGAACTTGTAGGCTTTTAAATCGCTCAACTAGACCCTCAACCTCTAAAACACACCCTATCCCTGCCGCAGGCAAAACTTGGGTGATCCTGTGCGTAGCCAGTTTGGCGCGTACAAGTTTTTTGTGCTGAAATACTTGCCCTACACTATCAATAAACCAAGTTGTTGATTTTGCCAGCTTGATTACGTCTTGTAGGAAGTAGATTGCACTACCAATTGGATGTAGTTTTACCTCTTGCTCCTTGAGAACCAATCTACGCAAACCTAGTGTAGGCTTATCTACACCGCGATCGTCTACAACCCTGTACCGCATTAGCGGTTTAGGGTCGTCCTGGTCAATATATTCACTACTATAGTAGGTTAAACCACTCTTAGTGTAAGGTTCTCGCTCACCGAGCCTAAACACGGGCCAAACTAAGCTCGCCAGCCCTATAGGTTTCCTCAAAACTGCCGAAGCTATAGTCATCGCCTATGTCCTGATCAACGCCAATAGGAAATCCACTA